GATAATTTAATCCAGGTAAAATGGCAGGATTAAAATAGTTGTTGGTTTTGTTGGTTGTTTTGTTGGATTATGCAAACTATAAACATAATCCGACACATGAACGATATAAACACCATAAATTATTGAATCATTAAAAAATCAGTACAATTTGACGCATTAAATAGTGTTCTATCCGGTATTTACTGAACCAATTACAATAGAACCAGGCTCACTTAATGGTTGTTGCTGATAGCGATAAATTATCGGAAGCAATTGATAGTTGATTATTAATAATAGCTCTATCGGTAGTTGAATTGCTAGAAACTAAAGTGGGGGGTTTTGTAGCGACCCACACCCCCAAAATAATATTGATGCGTCGTACATTTACGTTAGGACTCACACACAAATAAACAAAGGAAACCAATATGACCTCAAGCAAAATAAACAAATTCTATACAGACAATTTTAAATCCATGAAAAAACAGGGAGCTTATCCTACTGACAGCAACTCAGGAGTTATTTACCGAAACCCAAAAGGTGAAGTGATTAGCAAAGAGAAATGGCTTGAAGAAGCTGACAAACAGTTTAAGGAATAGATATGGATGAATTTGATGATGTAATGGACAAAGACTATTCAGCAATAGTTTATGTTAAACCTGAAAAGAAACAGGTCATTGTTAAATTCTATGGTTTTAATAATTTACAAGAAGCTGATGTATTTGCTAAATACATGGCTACTGACTTAGGCATACAACAATTCATACCATCAAACAGAACCCTGAATTAAGATAGGGGGGGTTTGTTTTATAAATGGCGACAATTGAGATTCCATATAAGCCTAGAGAATTACAAAAATTTTTGCATGAAAATATCTCTAAGCACCGATTTAGTGTTTTAGTATTACATCGTAGAGCTGGTAAAACTGTTATGTGTATTAACCACATGATTAGAGAGGCTTTGCTAAACCCAAACTCAAGTTCAAGATATGCTTTTTTAAGTCCTACCTTTAAACAAGGTAAGGCAACAGCATGGGATTACATAAAAACATATGCTGGAAAAATACCTGGAACTAAGTTTAATGAATCTGAATTACGATGCGACTTTCCCAATGGTAGTCGTATTACTATTCTTGGTGGTGAAAATGACCAAGCTCTAAGGGGTATTGCATTAGATGGTTGTGTCTTTGACGAAACTCAAAGCATTAGCCCTAATTTATTTCCAGAGATTATACGACCTGCATTAGCGGATAGAAAAGGTTGGTGTATTTTCATTGGTACACCCAAAGGAAGAAATTACTTCTATGACCTATATTGCCAAGCCAAAGAAGAAAAGGATTGGTACGCAGCGATATTTAAGGCATCGGAAACCAAGATATTAGACGAAGAAGAATTAAGGTCTGCAAGGCAAATGATGTCGGAGGACTTATACGATCAAGAATTTGAATGTAGCTTTCAAGCAGCAATAACCGGTTCTTACTACGGAGCTATTATTGAAAAGCTAGAAAAGGAAAATAAGATTACTGATGATTTGTATGATGAATCCCTAGATGTAGAAACCTGGTGGGATTTAGGAATGAACGACCAAACAGTTATTTGGTTTGCTCAACGATACAGAAATGAAATTAGATTAATAGATTACTATGAAGCTGCTGGAGAAGGTTTAGATCATTACGCAAATGTCATTGATGCCAAACCTTACGAATACTCCAAACATATTGCACCTCATGATATTAAAGTTAGGGAACTGGGTGCGTATGGAAAATCAAGGCTTGAAAGTGCATTAGAATTAGGTATAGCTTTTGAGATTGCTCCGAAACTATCTATTGAAGATGGGATAGAGGCAGTACGAAAGGCTTTGCCAAATTGTTTGTTTGATAAAAATAAATGTGGTAAAGGCATTGAGGCTATGAAAGCCTATCAGAAACGATGGGATGAAAAGAACCAATGCTTTAGGAATAAACCTTTACACAATTTTGCTTCGCATTGTGCTGATGCTTTTAGAACAGGCATAGTCGGTCATGGTGTGGAGGCAACAGATTGGAAAAAAGAAATACCAGTAAATACAAATTATATAATTTAATATGGCAAAAATTTCAGATACAGAATTACGATTTATTATTAATAGTGAGATCAATAATGCAATAGGATTTTTGGGTGGAGCATTATCCAACCAAAGAAAAAAATCACTAGAGTATTATTTGGGAGAAAAGTTAGGCACAGAGATTGATGGAAGAAGTCAGGTTGTTTCTACCGATGTGGCCGATACCATTGAAACCATTTTGCCAAACCTCATTAGAATTTTTACTGCATCGGATCAAACAGTTAAATGCGACCCTGTTAAAGCAGAAGATGTTCCTCTTGCAGAACAAGCAACAAATTATATTAACTATGTTTTCAATAAAGATAACGATGGTTTTAAAATTTTATATGCTTGGTTCAAAGATGCGTTATTAGAAAAAAATGGAATTGTTAAAATCTATTGGGATGAGTCTGAAACTTCTGAACAAGAAACATATAAAAATTTATCTGAAGATGAATACCAATTATTGGCAGCAGATGACAATGTAAACATTGTAGAAGAAGAATCTTTTGAAGATGAACTAGCGAAAAAACAAATAGAACAAATGAAAGAAATGGCGGTTGCTCAAGGTGCGGATGTATCTTTATTGCAAAACCCTCCTATTCCTAGTTTGTATAATGTGGTTATTCGCAGAACAAGAAAAAATGGAAAAGTAAAAATTGAAAATGTTCCGCCTGAAGAATTTCTTATTGAGAGAACTGCAAAGTCTATTGAAGATGCAAACTTTGTAGCTCATAGAACCGTTAAAACTAGATCGCAATTAATTGAAATGGGTTATGACCCAAACATAGTAGAAAATTTACCAGCAACTCAAATTGTTTTATACAACAATGAAAGAGTTACTAGATTTGGTGATATAGACGAATATCCTTTTGACCAAACTCCAGATAAATCTACAGAGAATATTGAACTGTATGAATGTTATGTCAAAGTAGATTATGATGGAGATGGTGTTGCAGAATTAAGAAAAGTAACAGTTGCAGGAGATGCAGGTTATCAAATGTTAGATAACCAACCAGTAGATTTTATTCCTTTCTGTTCTTTAACTCCTATTCCTATGCCACACCGATTCTATGGAAGAAGTGTTGCAGAGTTAGTAGAAGATGTTCAGTTAATTAAATCTACGGTGATGCGTCAGTTGTTAGACAATATGTATTTAACTAACAACAATAGAGTAGCGATCATGGATGGTATGGTTAATTTAGATGACCTACTAACCTCAAGACCAGGTGGTGTGGTTAGAACTAAACAACCTCCTTCTCAAGTGATGATGCCAATGCAATCTCAGACGATTTCGCAACAAGCATTTCCTATGTTGGAATACTTAGATACAGTTAGAGAAACTAGAACTGGTGTTACAAGATATTCTCAAGGATTAGATGCAGACTCATTAAATAAAACAGCTACCGGTATTAATACTCTTATGACGCAAACACAAATGCGTATGGAGTTAATTGCTAGAATTTTTGCAGAAACAGGTGTGAAAGATTTATTCAAACGAATTTTTGAATTAATTGTTAAGTACCAAGACAAAGAAAGAATTATACAATTAAACAATCAGTTTGTTCCTGTACGACCTACTGAATGGAAAGACAGATATAATATTTCTATTACGGTTGGCTTAGGCTCAGGTTCTAAAGAACAACAATTAGTTATTCTTAATTCTATTTTGGAAAAACAATTACAGGCTTTCCAATTGCAAGGTGGCAAAGAATATCCAATGGTATCTTTGAAAAATATTTATAATACCCTTGCTAAGATGATTGAAAATGCAGGATTGAAAAATGTAGAAAACTATTTTGTAAATCCTGATATTGGTGCAAGATTAGTTCAACCTACTCCTCCACCACCGCCATCTCCTATTGAAAAAATTGAATTCACTAGAATTGATGCAGAGAACAAGAGAAAACAAGCAGAGTTAGAATTGCGATTTAAAGAATTACAATCTGAAAATGCTAAAAACTTATTAGACTTTGAAAGTAAAATTAAAGAATTAGAATTAAAATATAATGCTCAAATTGATTCTGCACAAATTAAATCAGAAGCAGATTTGAATAAAATGATTTTATCTAATCAGAACAAGGCATTTACACAAGCACAACAATCAGCTATGCAATTACAAAAGCAGATTGAGAGTATAAATGAACCAGGAAGAACAGAGCAAACTTCAGAAGGAAGTGAGCAGATCGGACAAGGCCAGACAGGTGCTGGAGAATCCGGTATTTAAAGAATCTATTGAAAAGTTAAAAACATTATATACATCTAGTTTGTTTAATACTGGTGTAAATGAAAATCAAACTAGAGAAAAATTATATTTAGCTTACCATATTGTACAAAAGGTAGAGCAAAATATTCAAGAGGTTTTAGATACTGGAAAATTGGCAAGGAAACAATTGGAAGATTTTAGAAACGAAATTAAAAATAAAAAATTTTAGGAGAACATATGGTAAATAAATTTTATAAAGACAATTTTAAATCTATGCAAAACTCTGGAGCTTATCCAACTGATAGTAATTCAGGAGTTATTTACAGAGATTCAAAAGGAAATATTATTTCTAAAAGCGAATGGCTCAAAAAAGCAGATGAGCAATTTGAAAAAATAAAAAAAGATTAAGTCATTCTAACAATCCGTTAGGATAAGCCAACCCATATGGGAGCTTTAATCATAACATAGGAGCAATAATGTCAGACAATCTAGCCAACCCTGTAAAGGGAGCAGAAACTGATTTGCAAACAGCTGCAAAATCAATTTCAGGTTTATTAAATTTATCTAATGAACCAAAAAAAGAACAGCAACAACAATCACAA